ATCGAGCACGCATTTATGGGCTCAGTTTTTGGTCGTGGAGCATTAAAATTGTACAAAACCATTGCTTACACCTCTATTTTTCTGTCCATACAATAAAAGAAATCTGTTTCGTTGAGAGCTTTCCCTCGTACTTTCCATCCGTTACCTAACAACTCGTTGATCACATTTATATATAAAGTTTCTTTCACTTTTACCTCTGCTTCGGTGGCCTCTCCATCTTCCCATAAAATTTCGTGAGCTAAAAGAGTACCAAGCTCATAAAATAATTGATCAGCTCTTTCTTGGGTTTCGCATACAGCTTTCGGTGTGTGACCGTAAGGGTTAGCAAACGATCTGGATTTTATAAATTCCTTTAAATATTTATTTTTCATGTTTTCTCCCCGTTGTATCAGTTGTGTATGCCCATGTAGAAGCTAACCGTTTATCTCTATCAAAACTATATAAATCTACCACTACTCCTACCTCTGTAATAGCAACAATAAGTTTCATATTTCTTTTTTCTATGTCAACCTCTAAATGATCTTCATCTACTGAAGATGTTCTTATAAAGTTATCTGGCATCTTTATTCTCCTCATCTAATATTTCATATTCGCTTATATAAAATTTGGCATGGACAAAGCCCCCTTGCATAGATGTTATAGAACATTTGAAATTAGGAGGACAGGTTTTAACCCATCGTAATAGTTCTTCTATGTTTTGTATTTGAAATGTTATCATGTTTTATACCACCAACAAGTTTCGTTTGTCAGCCCTCTCGTTATTTTTTCATGGTTATATTTTTCTAACTCTTTATTGTATTGCTCTTGCACAAATTGTTTTATGGATTTTTTTGTGCATCCTTTAGGTATAGGGATTTTTATTTCTGCTACCCTTTTTTGAGCTTCTTCTAATGTATGGCTTAAAGATATATGATCATCAACCCATCCCCAATAATAAAACTCTGGTTTTTCTTCATCAGGCACTATGTCATCCATAATAATTTTTTTAGAATTTTGTAGTCCTGCTTCCTTAACCCATTCTTCTACTTTATCATTCATTTGTTTTATCCTCTCCGTTAAATGGACGACCAAGCATCCTTTGTATTTGTTTGTCACTAATTGGTCTTTTTAATTTAATAACTTTAGCACCTTTCACATTTCTAAGGTTACTACCTACCATATCTTTTGCACCTTTTTCGTCAGATGCAGATCCTAATACATTACCATTTGGTTCAACAACCACATGATCATTCATTTGTTTTATCCTCTCCGTTACCAAACACTCGATCAAATGTTTCGCCTTCAAAGTTTTCACCTACACCATGTAAGATCTTTTCTTCTGTGTTATCTAAATAAGAAAGTAAACCTTGAGCACATTCCCAACGACCATAAGCAATATTATCATCGTGAGTAGGTTCATTAGCCATTTTATCTAACACATCGTTAGCCTCAGTTTGCATTTTTAACTCGTCCTGCAACCAAGCTCTAACTTTTTGTAATATTTTCTTTAACTTTTCATTTTCATTTTTTATTTCTAATGGTTCACTCATAGTAAAATCCTTCTTTATATTAAATTTTCTAAATCTACCCATGTTTTTCCTCCACGTTGTAGAATATGTTTACCTATGTTTGTTCACCTTGTTTCATGTAAATCCTATAGCAATCGGTTAGCATGTTGCACTACAAACATATTCTACAACTATCTTTTGTAAGCCCCCGAAGTTACCGATACCCACAAGAGCTTCGGTGAATAGGATTCCATTATACTTACTAACCAATTTCTTTTGTTAGTACCTCAAGGTATCTGTCCCACCTAACAGACTTACAAAACTTTTAATCCATTGCTAAACAATCGTGCAATGAATGTGTGTTTTCCTCAAAATGCTCATCACGTTCAACAGGTAAATTGAACGGTGGACATTTAATGTTTTCTAATTCTTTTATTGAAAACATACCAAACTCACTATCCGTAATGTGAGCAACACCATAAGCTGTGTCATTATCTGGTGCTAGTTCGCTAACATACCATGATCCTGCCCCACTAGGATTGAATAATTTTACTACGGCAGGACTAGATTTATCGAATTTTACACGACGCTCGTAGTTCTTGCGTAGTTGTTTTTTATGTTGTTCTGTTAGTAATTTCATAATAACCCTTTCTAAGTTAAAATTTATTAATATATAATAGTAACAACTAAATTATCTATAGAAAATTCTTTTTTGCTCTATTTTATCACCTGAATGGCAAGGGATTGCACCATTGGTAGAAATAATTCTCCGCTACAACCTCCTAATAGAAAAGTTCCTGCGAATAGGAAGAATCGGGGTGGGTGGGTTATTCGCAGGAAGCTCTTACTAAACGATACTTTATCCATAACAAATTTTTTCATGAAAGCCAAGAAGTAAGTTTTTTTAAAAAAGATTCTAAGGACGAAGGATCTTTCTTTGTAACTTTTTTAACAGGAGCAAATTTGTTTCCGTAACCATGAGGCAAACCTATTGATTCTGAAGGTTCTCTTTTATATAACAAATATCTAACTTGCTCTACTTTAAGTTTCATCTTTTTTGCTATTTGTTTGATCGTTTTATCTTCTTCATCCATTTGATGCACAGCATCAATAGTTTTTTGTGCGTATTTAGATTTTCTTGCCATTTTCTTTCCTCCTTTGTTTAATGGATCGTATAGCTACGATATAAATGTTTATCAGGGTCTGTTTGTCGACTAGCTAATTTTAGACAAGTTAATAATAACTCAGCTAAATATTTTTGAGCCCACTCGGTTTCAGCTTCACTGAGTTGATCATGCAAACGAGCAAGCCTTCTTTCCCAAACTGTTCCGCTTGGAGAAATAGTTTCTACTTCTAATACATTTATTTTATCCATTTTTGGTTTCATAATTTTCCTCCCATTATTAAAATAATTATAGCTATTGCGATCAACATAACAAATACATGTGCTCCCATTATTTTTCCACCCATTCTTGTCTTACATCTACTATATCTCTGTATAATTCATCAGGAACATGCTCGAAAAAATTAGGATACGTTTCGTCTTTTAGTGTTTCTATAGTATCAATTAAACTTTTTCCATATTCTATGTCAAATGTTTTATGTGGTAGATTATGTAGGTGCTTTATCAATAAATTTTCCTGATCATCAGTTAAATTAAAGTTTTCATCATAAGCATTCATTACTTCTACAAATCCTTTGGCCTCATCTCTTTCCATAAATATTTGTTGCTTTGGGCGATGAGGGTTGTTTCTTCTTCCAATAATATTATATTCTGCAAATAAAGAATCAATACCTTTGTATTCATCAAAACCCCATCCTCCATAAGCAAACTCAACTTTGTACCATTTGAAATCATCCATATGTTTTCTCCTTAAATACATAACGGTTTGTTTCTTTGTCATATTCACATGAATTTACTCCATACCTTAATTGTTCATCAGACAAGTTATAACCCAAATCATTCATACACTTAGCGAATGCGTCTGCTTGTTTTTTGTCTGTAAATGCTCTAGAAAAATGTAAAGTAAAATTATCAGAGTTAAGGCTCATATCGTTGTAGTTGTTGATAAATGCTGGGATATCACCAATTTTAAAAACTTCCCAAGGTGCTCGGTAAGATTTAGTCAGTTTTTTTACTATATATATAGTTTCGTCAAAAGTTTCCATAAACAATTCTCCTTTCTACAAGTATTGTTTGTTTAAAAAATAAGTATAATAAAAAAATAGTCAACCCACTACTCTTTTTTGCTCTTTACTGTTCGTGTTACTCCAAACAATCTTTTGTTTTTCCTTTTAAACTCTTTTGCAACATGGGAAATAGTCATAGCCATGCTAGGTTTGAATCCAAGTTTATTGGTTAAAGCGATCTGTATATCTTTTAAATCTTCGTAACAATCTTCTTTTACAGCTAATGGTTTAAACATCATTTGTTCCTTTAGTTTTTTGAGTAATAAAGTATTATGCTTCAATTCTTGGTGTACTACTTCTAAGTCACTATCTTCTTGTCCTGCTAAAATTGCATTTTCTTGTTCTCTTAAATTTATAATTTTCTGTTTCAAAGTGATAGAAAACTTTTTTCTAAACATATCTTGTTCTTCTTGGTATTCTTCTGCTTTTAAATCTATCAAATCGTCTTCTAAAGATTTAATATAATCGGTTTCTGACACACCTACGAATGTTTTTTTCATAATTTCCCTTTTTTTATATTTATTTATAATAAATTATAACATAACAACAATCTTTTACAATAAATTATAAATCAAGGAGAAGGTTTTTTAGTTTTCCAATTTAAAGTGGTTAAATATCCACATTCAGAACAAGCTATTTGTTTTTCATCATTTAAAACCATGTAAAAAGAATTAGATTCACACAAAGAACAGACTAACACATCTTGTACTTTTTCTGTGATCGTAGGGGGAGCAGGTTTCAAACGAAAAGCTAACACATTGTTTTTATATTTACTCATAGTACATAAAACTCTTTTGTAAACCAATCTGGCATAGGTCTACCCTTTTCCCATTTGGCGATGCTTTTCTTAGCATTCACATAATATGTTCTGTATGCTTTGACTGTATTGCTGTGGACACGCAATTTAGTAGATTTATATTCATCTGGCATACATTGTGGGTGAGGTGTTTTAAAGTAATTATCAAAATTAAATTTTTTTGGTGAAGGATAAGATACATCCATAATAACTTGTTGGGATTTATGTATTTTGTTGTACCTTCTTGTGTACTCAAAACATAACTCCATACCATGTCGCCATAGCCAATTATAATTATCCATACTATTTCCTGCCCACAAGGTAGCAGGATGTTTTTGGTGTACTGCTTTATATGGTACTTCGTGTCCTAAGTTGTGCCTATGCCATACAGAACATAACATCTGTGCTGTTTCTAATGGCATTTTTACTATATGTTTGTCACATAACATTTGTGCAGAAAGTATAGGGCATTCGTCTAATACAAAAATATTCATTTATTTCTCCTATAAAAAGTGTGTTCAGTATTAAAGTCTACACCTCTGTACTGAACGACGTTTATTGTACTATTATTAACTGTACAATGCTTTTTATCTTTTGACTTTTCTTGTTTTTTCTTTTGAATATTTTTATTTAGTTTTTTCATTTAGAGTTTTTTCTGCTTGGTACACGTCAACAATACTGTCACAGTTAGGACAAGATAAATTTGTTGCCATAATGTATCCATCGTTTTCTTCAGGATCTAAATCGTGGTCTCCTCCCCATATAAGTTTAGTTCCACAATGCCAACATTCCATTTATTCTTCCTCTTCAAAATACATTTCTAAAGCTTTTTCTCTCGTTTCAGAAGTACGTCTTAACCAACCTTTACCAAAAGTTTCAAAAGTAGAAAGAGAGTGGTAAAATTCTTCTCTCTCATCGCATATGTAATTGATCAAACCTTGTGTATCTCCTTCAAATTCATTTAAAGATTTAATAGAGTTAGGTCCAAGATAACCATCAGAAACTGCACCTATAATCAATTGTAAACTTTTGGCAGGTTTAATAAATCCACTATTTACTGCCCAATCAAACATAGTTAGATCTAACCCATTTGGTAATTCATCAGCAGAAAGTTTATTCCAAAATTTTTCTTTATACAAACTTTCTAAATGCTCGTCAGGAATATTTTTCAAATCATCTACTGTAACATCTTTTTTTAAAAACTCTTTATATGTTTTTAAGGTAACTCCTTTATTAGTAGCTCCTCCTGGGTCTTTTGGATGATCAACAAAACCCCCCTCGTGTTCTAATACAAGTTCTAAACATTTTACAAAATTATTTTCCATGTTTTAACATAGCTCGTTTAAAAGAGATTCGACAACTTTATATTCAGGAAATTTCTCAAAATTATCTTTTAGGTAATCTATTCCTCTTAAATATATGGGGAGAGCTAATGTGTTTCCCATCTGCGTTTGCCTTTTACAATGAAACACTAATTCTAACATATCCGAAATTTTTATTTTTCTTTGGTCTGATTTTGTTAAATTTTCATTTAAAGGCAAGTCTAACCTTTTTTCATACTTCTGTTCCGCTTTTTTGTATAACGTAGCTATTTCAGGATAATTCCATTTAGTAGTAGCAGGAAGATCACCTAACTCTGCTTCAGCTACGTCGTGATATATAACCCATAAAATAGCTTCTTTGCTAATGTCAGGCCATAGAGTAGTTAGTATGACTAAAGCTCTCCATGAATGACTAGCTACATCTTGGTTATTTCCAACTTCAGGTCTTGTATGGTATCTAGAAACATGACCTCCTTGTAACCTTTTGTGTAATTTTCTCATCAGTAAATAACTTTCTAAACTTATACCTGAATCTTCTTTTATCATTTGTTCCTTTCCCTTACATTATTAAATAAAAACTGTGATTTAAATTCATCAAACTTATTAAAAGCATCTCCCCAACTATAACCTAACTCTGCATCAACAATGCTAGGTACTTCTAGGTTCACGCAACTTTCCATAATTTCTATTATTTTTTTACATTGTTGTTCGTTTTCCACACTAACATCTAACTCATCGTGTACTTGTACCATAGGCATAATACCTTCTTCTGCTAAAGCGACCATCGCTGCTTTTGTTTGGTCAGCTGCTGATCCTTGTATTAATTTATTCAAAGCCTTATAAGTAAATGCTCTTTTGATCGCTGCCCCATGCTCTGCATAAGCTTCTTGGTAAGACATAGCCTTCCAACTTCCATACCTAGAAGGCTCCCATTTGTCAAATCTACATCTTCTTCCTAAAACAGTACGAATAATTCCTTTTTGTGAAGAACGATTTATAGCATAATTCGCAAGTTCTTTTACAAAAGGTACTTTGTCATGGTAAGTAGCAAATAGGTCTTGTGCATCTTCGTATTCTAATCCTAATGTTGCAGCGAGTTTTTTAGAACCCATACCATAGAATAAACCTAAATTTATATCTTTGGCTTGTTTCCTAGGAACTCCTACAATATCTGCTGCCATCTGATGAAAATCTGTGCGTGGGTTTTCTTGGTATTGCTCAGCAAACTTTTCAGCTCCTCTAAAATTCATCAACTTAGCATAATGAACAACTATGCGTGGTTCTTGGCTAGAGTAATCAAATGCCCCCCATACACAGTTTTCTTCTGGTAAAAATAAACTTCTTATTAAAGGTCCTATTTCTTTGTGTCTTGCAGGTATTTGTTGAAGGTTAGGATTACTATAACTAAATCTTCCTGTGACAGTACCCCCATCATCACTTCTTAAAGGGTGAAGTTCTGCGTGTATTCTTCCTTTAGTTTGGTGTTTTAATATTGTATCAACAAAAGTAGTTCTGGCTTTATTGTATTCTCTAGCTTCTACTATCATTTGTGGTACTCTATGAGCATGATTCACTAAAAAACCTTTAGTAAAAGAAGGAGCTGAAGTTTTTTCTGTGCGAGGGTAGGTAAGATCAATAGCATCAAAAGCTTGAGAAACACTATCAGCTGCCCATATTTCTACATTTATTCCTGTTTCCCTATGTATTTCTTTTAAAAGTTTTTCTTCTTTCTTTTTTAACATTTTTTTAATTTGAGAAGCTTTGTCTAAATCTACCCTTACTCCTCGTTCTCTCATAGGAATAATGGTTTTTAACACTTTTAACTCTAACTCAAAAATATCAGATATATCTTCTTTAACTATTAACCCTTGAAAATGTTTCCACAATTTTAAAGTTAAAGAAGCATCTTTTTCTGCATACTCTCCTACATATTGAGCAGGTAACTTATACATTTCACTTTTAGCATTAATTCCAAATGATTCGGCTGCTTCTCTTAATTCTTTTTCACTTTTTCTATCTTGTAAATAATCTCTACCTAAAGCATTAAGAGCATAACTGAATCTGTTTTCATCCAACAAAGGTGCAGCGACCATTGTGTCGATGATTTTTCCTTTGATCCGCACATTTTCAGCGAGCATCCACCCAACGTCATAAGGAGCATTGTGAAAAATATAATTACGGTCAATCGAAACAACTTCTTGTAACCACTTCATAGTTA